GCCTAACCGCAGCTCAAGGTATATCCCAGCTAAACACTTCGCAAAAGAATTGATAAGTTTCCAAATAGTGTTATACTGTTAATATGATACCAACCGTCTACAAGATCGAGTTTCCCAATGGGCAGTGTTACATCGGTAGCACCGTCAACTTTTCCTCACGCCGCAGCACCCATTTGCGCCACAGCCGAAAAGGGAAAGCTGTTAACCACAAGCTGCAAGCGGCGTTCGATGCCTACCCGGTCTGTGGGATATACCCGATTGCCAGTGGCTTTGACCGCGAGACCCTGCACCTGCTGGAGCAGCAGATAATTGACCAGTACACCCCTGAGTTGAATGTTGCACCCGCCACGCCAAACCCAGCTACACAGACAGGGAAAGAGCGCCCGTATGGCCCACATGCTTCTATTGGGGCGTTTGGGGCCTTCGCTGGCGTACCTTATAGCACTGCAAAAAAGATAGTGCACCGCCTCCCCTACGCCGACTACCTGGATAAGAAAAACAACCCGCCTCCAAAACGGGAGAAGGTGGTTGGCCCCCCGGACCCACGAAAACACGCAAGGTATTTCTTCACAAGCGGTGCTTGGTACGATGGGCAAAAATTACGGGCGGAGATGGGTGTGCGGTATGCAACCTACCGGAAGCGGAGGGAGAAGGGGTGGGACAAATTGCGTGCCAGCACACAACCAGCAGTTGTGCCTTACTATCCGCACCCAGGTGTAAACGAGTTAGGTATATCATTAACCACCGTGGCGGCGAGAGTTAGACATGGTTGGACGCGGGAGCAAGCCTCAACATTACCAACTGGAACGAGGGTAAAACCCATGCGACATAAATATTTGACGGTGGATGGGGTGACACAAACAGTATCTGAATGGGCCATGCAAACGGGCCTCCTCCCCCGACAGCTCCATTCGCGTACCAAATTGGGGTGGACCCCCCGCCAGATCGTTGGCTACGACCCCCGGCCAGTTGATACCATGCGGGCGAAAACTGAAGCAGCGGCGCTAGAGCGCAAACTGAGCAGCAAGAAACTGGTACGCCTTGATGGCGTCATTGCCTCGCCAAGAAAGCACGCACTCGCCCGTGGTATGAAACCAGGGCAAATAAGCAAAATGTACTACTTGATGCAGCGTGGAGCAGACGCAGGGGAAGCCATAACGCAGATTCTGTCGCTTCCCCCAGCGCAACGAAAACCAGGAAAAGGTAACACCCACCCCCCACCTTCGACACCCCAAAAAAATTCCAGCCAAATTTTGGCCGATCAACCACAAAGCCGCTATGTCACCTACCGAACATATAGCTAACACTTTGACACAACTTTGAATCTCGTGCATACTACCCCGGCCAGGTGGTGCGACTTCTCCTGATGTCCGTGGCGGTTATCTTGACGTGCCACCTGGCCTTTTTAACCACGAACTATGGCCACATCCACTGCAACTGCCAGCATTGCCGAACACGTCCGTGTATCGCAGGAGAGCGCTGCCCGTTACATGCGCAACATCATGGAGCGCAAGGCGGTCCTGTCGGACACACTGCCTGATGAGGAGTTGTACAAGGAGCTGCCGTGGTTCAAGGAGTTCATGAAGGCGGTGCCCGGCCTCGAAGCCCGCACGCAGGACTCCACGCCCACCCTGGTCATTGACATCAGCCGCGTTCCCGGCGTCATGGCAGCACTCGACAGCGAGAAGGCCGTGCAGCCCACCAAGGTCCAGGTCACCGACGTGACCCCCCGGTTCGACACACCTCACCAACCAACCGGTGCCCAACCGGATTACCCCGACGACCCTGACTATGTGGAGCCGCTGGCGCTGACTGGCGACATGGAGGTGGGTGACTTGCCCCCCGATGCACTTGGCTTGTTCGTGCCGACGGTGCACGACCTGTTGCTGGACATGCCACCCCCATCAGCCGAGGACATTGAACGGCTGCGCTACGACGGCTTCCTGCCCTGACCACCATGCTTGACTTCATACCCAGCCCCACCGGAGAGGCGTTCCAGCTGTCCGACAAGTTCATCAAACTGATCTGCGGGCCGGTCGGCGGGGGGAAATCCACCGTGGCACTGTATGACCTGTGGCTACGGGCGTTCCGGCAGAAACCGTTCAAGGGGGTGCGGCGCACGCGCTTCATCATCCTACGTAACACCATGGGGCAGTTGAAATCCACCGTGAAGCCGCTGATCGACCAGTGGTTTGTAGCGGCGTTCGACGGCAAGGCGGGGAGCTGGCGGCTGTCCGACAACACGTTTGAGCTGCGCATCGCGCTCTCAGATGGGACGACCATCAAGAGTGAATTCGTGATGATGGCGGCTGACACGCCCGACGACGTGCGGCGGCTGCTGTCCCTGGAATGCTCCGCTGCGTGGGTGGAGGAGTGCCGGGAAGTTGACCAGGCTGTGTTCGAGGGCCTGATCGGGCGGGTGAACCGCTTCCCCAACAGGCAGAGTGGCGGCGTGACCTACCCAGGACTGATCTGCTCGACCAACCCGCCGCCGATGGACACGTTCTGGCACCACCTGATGACCGACCCACCGGGCAACACCGGCATCTTCATGCAGCCCCCAGCAGTCAACGAGGACGGGAGTTTCAACCAGGAGGCGGAGAACCTGAACAACCTGAACCCCGGCTACTACGAGAACCTGATGGACGGTAAGGCCAAGGGGTGGGTGGACGTGTACCTGCGCAACAAGTTCGGTGCAGGTGGCTTCGGGGAGCCGGTGTTCAAGGGCGTGTTCAACCGGGACTTCCATGTCACCAAGGAGCCGCTCAAGCCGGTGTACAGCGGGGCGCACAAGATCATCGTCGGTTCTGACAACGGGCTGACAGCCGCTGCGGTGATCGGGCAGCGCGACGCGCTGGGGAAAGTCAACGTGCTGGACAATGCGTTCGTGCCGGATGGCGAGACCATGGGGTACGAGCGGTTCCTTGAGACCCTGCTGATACCCAAACTGCGGCTGCTGGGGGTTCCCAACAAGGATGTGCTGTTCATGGTGGACCCGGCGTGCTTCACGCGCTCGGAGGCCACGGAGGTGACCATCGCCATGGTGATCCAGCGCCACGGGTTCGCGGTGCAGCGGGCGGGGTCGAACTCGCCGGAGGTGCGCATACGGGCCTGCGAGGAGCTGCTGGTCAAACAGATCGACGGCGGACCCCTGCTGCGGGTGTCGCCCACGGCGGCGCACTTGGTGTCGGCACTGGACTGGGGGTATCGCTACCGCAAGGCGACGGCGGCGGGGGGCGACCCGACCATCGACAAGAACCACTTCAGTCATTGTTTTGTCGCCGGGACACGGGTGAATACACCCACTGGGTACGTTCCGATAGAGGAATTGGTCGTAGGGGATATGGTGTCCACCCCGCACGGTGCGCAGATGGTCACGGCAACCATGAGCCGAGGTGTCAATGAGTTAGTTGAACTTGAGTTCGACACCGGAACCACCATAGTTTGCACCCCGGACCACCTATTTTTTACTGAACGCGGGTTAACACGTGCAGATACTTTAGAGTATACTGACTCCATTGTATGTAAAGGAGTTAACCTATGCCCCACGCCAAACACCCCATCCAGTATTTCAACGGCGTTACGTTCTATCTCAAGCAGCCTGGATACTTCAAAGCTTGCTTCAAAAAGTTTGGGCGCACGGTTTACATGCACCGGTTTGTCTGGGAGCATTACAACGGACCTATTCCAGAAGGTCTGCATGTCCATCACATCGACCATGACCGCGCTAACAACGCCATTGAAAACCTTACGCTCATTACCGCAGCGGAGCACACCGCCATGCACGGGCGAGAACGGTGGCAGGACCCCGGCTACCGGGTCGAGGCGCTTGAACACCTCACCAGCATCAACGCTAGCGCAAAAGCCTGGCACAGTAGCCCTGCTGGCACCGAGTGGCACAGCCGTAACGCTATTGCTGCCTGGGAGCGCAGGGTGCCTGACAGATTGGTTTGCGCCCACTGCGGGGACGGGTATCTTGGGTTCAAAAACATGGCGCGTGCTGGGTACTGCTCACAGTCGTGCACTGGCATGGCTCGAAAGAAAACTGGGGTTGACGACGAAACACGGGTCTGTGTTGTGTGCAGCACAGAGTTCCGCACCAACAAATACGGAAAAACAAAAACCTGTAGCCAAGCTTGTTCGACGCAGTCAACGCTCCTTAACCGGAGAGCCCGAGCGGCTGGTGTACGACCTGACCGTTGAGCACGAACACTGCTTCTACGTCGAGGACTTGCTGGTGTCGAACTGCGGGGATGCGTTCAACTATTTCTGCATGTATTTCGCGTCGGGCAAGTCAGCGGACAACTGGCAGTCCAAGAAGCGGGAAATCCAAAACAAGGCGTATTGCTATGCCTGAACGGTGTAAAGGTGTAAACTCGCGGTTACCGCGAGATTCAGCGCGGTGTTCAACTGCGCGTGAAGGACACTAACATGGTAACGCAAGGACTTTCAATGTCGAAGCCGCAAATGGTCACCGTGGGTGGCCTGGTGAGCGCACGCCCGCTGTCTGCCTTGTTGCAGGAAGAAACGGCACAGGCGCAGGCCCAGGATGCGGCGCAACGAGCGGCGCAGGCGGCAAACGCCCCGGTCATCAGCTCCCTGGTGGACCAGATCAAGAAGCACTGGTCCCTGGCCAAGGAAGCCAAACTGCCCATCGAGCGCGAGATGCTGCGGGCGGTGCGGGCCAAGCGCGGTGAGTACGACCCGGAGAAGCTGGCCGTCATCAAGGAGCAGGGCTCCGACATCTACATGCGGGTGTTCGCCACCAAGGCGCGGCAGATGAAGGCCCTCATGACCGACGTGCTGATCGCCGCTGGCTCGGAGAAACCGTGGTCTCTGGCGCCCACCCCACTGGCAGACTTGCCGCCAGAGACCGTGGACGAGATCATGCAGGTGGCCTACCAGCAGACCTTGCAGGCTGAGCAGAGCGGATTGCCCCTGAGTGTGGAGGACGTGCGCCAGATGCTGGCCGACAGCAAGGCCGGTGCCGAGAAACGCATACGCGAGGAGGCCCAGAAGGAAGCCGAGCGGGCCGAGAAGGCGGTGGAGGACGTGCTGGTCGAAGGCGGCTGGCTGGAAGCGCTCGACGGGTTCATTGACGACCTGTCTACCTTCAAGACGGCGGTCATGAAGGGGCCGGTGGTGCGCATGATGCCGCGCATGACATGGGGCACGGGGCCTGCCGGGGCTGTGCCGATCACCACGCTGGAGCCGAAACTGATGTTTGAGCGGGTGGACCCGTTCATGGTGTACCCGGTTCCTTGGGCACGCAACGCGCACGATGCCCCCCTGATCGAGCGACACAAACTCAGCCGCAGCGCCCTGTCGGCCCTGATCGGTGTCGAGGGGTATAGCGAAGACGCCATCCGGGCGGTTCTGGACGCCCACGGGACGGGCGGCTTGGGTGAGTGGCTGCAAGTGGACTCCGACCGCGCCGCTGCCGAGGGGCAGGGCAACGTGACACTGAACCAGCGCTCAGACCTGATCGACGCGCTCCAGTATTGGGGCAGCGTGAGCGGCAAGATGCTGCGTGAGTGGGGCATGACCGCCGAGGAAGTGCAAGACGAGGCCAAGGAGTACGAGGTCGAGGCATGGCTGATCGGCAGCTGGGTCATCAAGGCTGTCATCAACCCGGACCCCATGTTCCGCCGCCCCTACTACACCGACGGGTTCAGCCGGGTGCCGGGGTCGTTCTGGCACAACAGCATGTTCGACGCCATCAGTGACACCTGCGACATCTGCAACGCCGCTGGCCGGGCACTGTCCAACAACATGGGCATCAGCTCCGGGCCGCAGGTGGTGATCAACGTGGACCGCCTGCCCCACGGCGAGGAGGTTACCAACCTATACCCATGGAAACTCCACCAAGTCACCAGTGACCCCATGGGGTCAAGCGCGGCTCCGATCAGCTTCTTCCAGCCCCAGAGCAACGCCGCCGAGCTGATGAACATTTTCGAGCGGTTCAGCAACCTGGCCGACGAGTACAGCGGCATCCCGCGCTATCTGTCGGGTGACTCCCTGCCCAGTGGCGTCGGGCGCACGGCGTCGGGCCTGAGTGCCTATATCAACAACGCCAGCAAGCCGCTGAAGGCGGTGCTGAACAACGTCGGCAACATGATCGAGGACACCCTGGTCCGGCTGCACACGCATTTGATCTACCACGTCAAGGACCCGGCGATTTCCGGTGACATCAAGATCATGGCATCCGGTCCCGAAGCGATCATGCAGCGCGATGCGCTGGCGCTGCGCCGGAATGAGTTCCTGGCTACCACGGCTAACCCGATTGACACCCAGATTGTGGGGCTGCCGGGCCGGGCGTATATCCTGTCGGAACAGGCCAAGTCACTGGGTATGGATC